GGTCGCGGCGGTCACCCTCCGGTAGGGATTTCCTACCCCCCTGCGCGCTAGGGCTCTGACCTGCGGTTATACGACCGATCGCGGGATGGTCACCATGCTGAGGATGGTCATCGTCATTGCCCTGCGGTTATGGGATGGTCAGCCGCTATTGTACGCACACACGTTCGATGGTCATCAGCGACCATGGTTTCGAACGCGTGTGCGGCCACAATTCGAATGCGTGTGCGAGGATTCTCCTGCTATTCACCGCTGGGTATATCTATGCGAAGCGGGATGTATTCCGCATCGACGGGCATGCAGTCCAGCGGACATTTGTCGTGGTGCAGTGATAGGCACCATTGGCATGGGCCGGGACATCCACAATCATCTGGCTCGTTACAGCCAGCGAATGCTTGCACTACTCGTTACCAGGCCATGCGGTTGCGGTCAGGTAGGTGACAGTGCTAGCGGTCGACGCAACGATGCCGTACAGCGCGCAGGACTGACCACCGGGACGGTCAACGTTGACCAGTGAACCGAATCCGTAGGACACCAGCACTGAGGCCGACGGTGCCAGCGCGTAGCCGGTCGTGGTGGTGACGCCTTGGTTGCCGAGGTAGACGGTTGCCGTGGCGGCGTTGGTGATCAGCACTGGTGCACCATCGGCAGGGACGGTGGTGATGCTGGTGCCGCCAACGGTGCTGGTGCAGGACACCGTTGCACTCGTGTACGGGGTGACACTGGGGTCGGTGCCCGCGTTGGAGGCGAACTGGACGCCTTGGTTGGGGAAAGTGGGCATTTCTTTGTTCTCCTGTTACGCGGTTGGATGGAGGAATGAAACGGTGTTACCAGTGGCTGCTGCTATGCCATAGAGGCTGACCTTGGCGCCGCCATAGGTGGGCACCGTGACTGTCGCGCCAGCACCGACCGAGAGGCCGGTTGTAGTGGTGACAGCAGGGCCACCAAGGAACACAGCTGCAGCACCTGCGTTATTGACCAACACGCCAGACTCATTGCCTTCAACGGTGCAGATCAGAGTCGGGGTGGTCAGAATGGCGACCTGGTTGGACTGATAGTTAGTGGCCGGTTCGTCTGACGAACTGGCCTCGAACCCGCTGTAGAAGCTTGTCACTACGCGCCACCGACGACGAAGTAGTCGAACGCATAGTTAGTGCCCGTGGTTGGGGCCGTCGCGCAGCTAATGGTGAGCACGGTATTGGTGCAACTTGCGTAATACAGGTTGGCCGCGCCAGCATCCTTGGGCTCAATCTGGACGACAGGTGGGTTGGTGCCAACAAAGGGCTGCGCAAAGGTGACCGTGACAACGGGCGAGTTAGCAGCAGGGCTACCCGCGGTGTGGATCTGAACATTGCCATGCGAGTCTGTGCCCGTGTGCGCGGTGATTGTCGCGCCAGCGCCAGCGCCAGCGCCGATGGCAACTACGGGCGCGCCTGTGGTGCCTTGGCGGGGTCGGCCGAAGGCGTCAAGTCGCTGACTGAGCGCACCACTTTGGAACACCAGCCCGAACTGATCGTTGGCGGTGCCATCGGCGTAGTTGTAGCCTGTCATGGTTTTCCTTTTCTTGCCGCGCTTCTATTGCAGAATTGATGTTCTGGGCCCATGTATACGGACCGGTCAGTGTCGCTGTGCCCGAGGTCCCATTCCTCAGTGGGGAGGATGGGTTGAGTGCAGCGCCAGCACCTGACACGGCCTTGCTTGACCGCGATTGCGTAAGCGTTGCGCCTGTGCTCGTGGGCGCTGTCATATCCGCGTTGCGCTGTTGTGCCGCGTTGGTGCCGTGCGCAGCGGCCGCGGTTGATGGCGGGTTTGCCGCAGAACGTGCAGGGGCTAGCCGGTTTATTCGGCAACCATCAACTCTTGAACTCGAATAAGTACGAAACGTTCATCGAGCCATCGCCTCTGCGAGGCATCATAAGATGCGAGCACCCTGTAATGGGTATCGGCTGGTTTTACTATAATGATGTCCCCGCGGGATGAAGCGGCGAGAGCCTGCAATGGCAGGATTAGCCAGCGGTCCGACAGTACGGTTACAGAATCGACGTCGACAGTTTGGAGCCGAGGCATTAAGGTGTCTCCCCACGACGCAGCTTAATCTTGAGCGTGGTGTACTCAGGTTTTCGGGTGACTTGGACCTTCAGCCCGACTTTGCAGATCAGCGGAATGATGAACGAGTCGATGTAGGTAGTCAGAATGGCGTCGTCTGGCTTTGTCATCGCGGATCAGGCCTGCCGCGACCTTTGCCACCATGATGAGCGCCACCAAATCGCCGAGCAGCGCCAGGCCGTAAAGAACGATCATTCACTGTCGTCCTTACGTGGACGTCCAGGCCGTTTCTTCAGCCGGTCATTCTTCTCAAGCAGCAACACGATCGCTTCACAGAAGCGTTTCTTGATCTCGCGCACACCATCAGGGTTGCCGGATAGGCGCTCTTGGAAGTATGGGATCTTGAGCCACTGTGTTCCATGCCCAGGTAATGGGTATTCGAGATTGTGGATGTTGTCCATGAGTAGCTTGAGCGTTTCCTGATCCTGAACCTTCGCCCAAGGCTTCTGTGGTATCTCGGTGATGCGTGGCTGTGCTGGCTGATTCATGATGCCTTACTCGTCGGCCGGTACCTGAAATACGCGGCTGTTTACCAACGGCTGTGTAACGCGGTCGTTGGCCTGGACCTGGCAGGTGCGCGCAGGCGGTGTTGTGAGCGTCATAGATCAATCACGCTGACCTGTTGAGTGTTCTGTGCGACACGGCCGGCAGTGGTGGTGATCCGGCATGTGACGGGGGTTTGCTCACCCGATGTGCCGTTCGCAATCCACACCGTTGCACTCGTGGCCGTGGTGGATGGCGCAGGGCTCGAGGCTTGACTGATGCTCGTGAACGCTGTACTTGATGCCGGTGGGCTGCTCGTGGTGCCAGCAGATCCGGTGTCGGTGTAGATGGTCGTTACCGGATTACTGATGGTGGTTACCAGGGTGTTGATCGGGGGTGCCGCGGGCAGCAGTGTGAGCGTGGCCGCTGACCACCACTGGTCGATGTTGACCTGCGCGGCATTGGCGGTGAATGAGACCGAGGACGGGCCCGAGCTCGGGCCTGCTGCATATCCCAGCAGCAGTGTCAGCGCATCCGACAGGGGCAGGTTTACTTCGCCGCTGTTCTCCAGGCTGGTCTGATTAAACGACGACAGCGCGGTGTTGATGCCCAATCCCGCGATGTTCGTGACACCCCACACCACCAGATCGCCATAGACAGCAGAAACGGTTTGCGTGGGGTTGGATGCGTTGCCGCCCTGATTGCCGCCCGTGTAGTCCAGTGGCGCTGGAGTGAACACGGTAGAACCCCAGCCGATAAACGATGCGCACGTGACAGCCATACCGGTGACGCTGCCCACCGACTGCACATTCGCCGACACGGTCTGTGCACCAGACGGGGGGCCGGAGAGCCCAAAGAACGCGATGCCGCCATAACCGGAGACAGCACTGCCGAGCAGCGACATCGGGCTGCCACCGTAGGTGCAGGTCATCACACTGGGCTCGAGACCGGCGAAGAATGACACCGCTGCCACCACGTAGTTCGCAGACGAGCCGCGGGTGTATGAGCAGGTGGCAGTCAGCGATCCTGTCGGGCCCGTGACGTTCGTCCCGATGGTTCCACTGCCGGATGCGTCATGGGTTACGGGTGTGCCTGTCGCATTGCTGCCGCGATACACGTTGTAGCCCGTGGCGCCGGTGACCTGATTCCAGCCCAGGGTCACCGATGACGTCGAGCCCGTGAGTGTTGCGGTCACCTCGTTGGACGGGGTGGTTTCACCTGCCGCGTTCCTGGCGGTGACAACCCAGTAATATGCGCCCGCGGCGAATGTTCCACCGTTGGCCGAAGGGGATTCGATCAGGTTGGTTGGGGGGGTGAGGAATGTTTCGGGAATGATCCAGCTGGCGGTGGAGATGGCATCGCCGGCGGCCATCCATACCGACCAGTCCCACTCGAAATCCAGCACGTCGGCGGGGGCTTTGATGAACACCTAGTCGCCCTTCAGTGTGAATTTGAGTGTGGTGGTGACAACGCCGTCAACTTCGTCGTAGGAGGTTTGTTCGACGTGCACGTGGGGGCTCGATCCGATCTTGCGGCCGGTTTTGGAGTCGAAGATGACCGTGTGCCGGACTTCACCCTCGGCCGGCGGGCGCCCGACGATGGGGACGTGGTGAATATGTCCGCGGTCAGTATTCGTCGGCATCGTCTTCGTCAACGACGATCTCGACGGGCTCTATCACCGGCGCGAATGTTATGCGCACCGCGTTGGCGTGCTCGTCCTGGTGGACGTCAACATCGACGTGATAGGGATTCATGGCTTGCTCACTTTCGCTGCATTTCCGATCGCTTTGGTGATCTCGTCGATCAGGATGTCAACCAGTCGTCCCGCTGTGCATATGTCGCAGTCGATGGGGTGGGGCAGCGTGGGGATGACCGGGTGGTCTTTGTCGATGTCGCGGACTAATCGAAGGCGCGCGAGGGCGTGATGGCACTCGTTAACCAGCGACTTTGGCAGGAGCCTGGTCTCGGTAACGGCCATCTTGGCCTCGATTCGCCGAAACGAAAACAGCGCCCCAGAGGGACGCTGCGGGAGTTTTAGGGCGCGCTGAATACGCCACTAGCGGCAAGGATAGCACACGAATTACATGGATGTAGTTCACGCCACTTCGGCTTTGTCATTCCGTAGTTCATGCACATCGGCCAGCCAATACGCCGGACTCTCGCCGCGGTATCCGCGCGGCTTGAGCTTGTCGGTGGCGCGCCAGTGTCGCAGCGTGCGCTCGGGTATCGGATCGCCATACGCGGCAATGACGAGCTTGAGCTCGTAGTACGTCAGCAGCCACTTATCGACACCCGTCCAGAGATGGCGCCGTAGCTGCTCGACGTTGTGTGTCGTCCCACACTCTGGGCACTGGATTTCGGCGTCGTCACGGGCGGCTGTCAGCGCGGTGTTGCATTTGCGCTGGCCATAGTTGTCGGCAAGCATCGCTGGACATGGGCCACAGGTCACGTAATCAGACTCGGGCCGATTGATCATGCGCTCAATCGCGTCGATCACGTCTTTGATCTCGCGGTAGCACATGCCGGCTGATTCATCGCAGGCAATCGCGTTGACGTGCTTGGCGAGCCAGATCGCGGCGCTTCGCGTGTCGCCGGCATGGCCACGGTAGCCATCCGGCGGTAGTGGCCCGATGAAATCACGCGGGTAAAACCTCAGCGCGGGGCAGTCGATTCCGCGCGTCTCGCAGATGCCCTGAACCCATCGGATCAACGTCGCGTGAACCTGATCGAGCAACTTCGACGCATCTAGGTGAACCATGAGCGGCGTTGTCCTGTCAGATGACCGTCTTGCACTCTCGCCTAGCCGTGTGCGGCCTAGAACTGCGTCTTGTAGGTTCTCTATCCAGCCGGAGCCGAACTTGCCTCCGGCCAGCTTCTGGCCGTGCGCAAGGCCTTTCAGCATCTCGCGCAGCTCATTTGAGCAAGTCGAGCACAGGAACAACTGCGCGCGGCCGGCGCAGCGTTGGCATTGGCTCACGCAACACCGTCCCGTCGTCGCGCCCGGTTCCATTCGCGGCTGCATTGGGCGCAGCGGCCATCTGGTCGGCGGCCCGTGTACTCAAGTGCGTGGCCCTTGTCACAATGGGTGCGTCGGGGGCGTTCGCGTTTCATCTGGCGACGTTCACGCTCAGATGCACCGCCCCACACGCCGAACCGTTCGCCATGTGCCAGCGCGTACTCGAGGCATTGCTCGCGCACCGGGCACGATCCGCAGACTCTTTTGGCCTGCCTGACTGCCTTGACGCCGCCGCACGGCTCGGGGAAGAACATCTCGGCATCCACCTGCGCGCAGAGTGCCTGGTCGACCCAGGGCTCGGTGTTGAGCAGCGGGAATGTCATTGCTCAGCCTTCCCGTCGATGCCGTCCAACATCGCCGTGAGACGTTCAATGGCCGCGTCCCAGTCGATGACCGTCTTGGGCTTCGTGTGTCGTTCACGGGCGGCTTTGGCCGATGCCTTGCGCGCGTTGGCGAGCTGATCGGCGTCGTGGATGGGTTTCACGAAACCTCCTGGTGGTCGCATTTCACGGCTGGCTCGGTGTCTGGAATCCACTTCGTGCCATGACAGATCGGGCAGTTGTCGGCGATGGCTGCGGCGGCTGCGCGTGCTTGGCGCCGACGGTCGAGCTCGCCGGCGTGCCAGGTTTCGTTGGCCTTCCGGGCATCTCGGCATGCGATGCAGTTCGGCGGGTCCGGGTGGCTCAAATGCTTAGGGCATCTGGGCGGGGGTTCTGTCGCGCCTACTTGCGTAACTTCCCCTCCCAAATTGAGTTCTTTAGTAATGGGTTGGGTTGGGTTGGGTTGGGTTGTTGAGGGGACACACGCGTGACGGGACGCGTCCGTCACATGTCCCGTCACGCGTGACTCCCCCTGTGACGCGCGCGACTTAGCCTTCCGCTGGCGAGCCTTCTCACGCGCTTCCAGGACGTGCGCTTTGGTGCATTCTGGTTTCCAGTCGTGGAACTGAAACCCTTCTTCACCAGCCTTTTTGGATCGTCGCCACAGCCCGGCCTCAATGAGCCGCTTGGCTAGTACCAAGCCGCGGGGCTGTTGCTTGACCCACCATTCACTTATGAATCCATCAGTTAGATATGCCATGCAAAAAGAACCTGAGACAGTCCATAAACCCATGGCTTCTAGACCCGCTTTTCGGGCCTTTGGATGGCTGTGGAGCGCGTCATCGACGGGAAACCAAGACACTAATCAGCCGTCCTCATGTAGTGAACTAATCGCCCCGGTAGTCCCGCATTGCCCTGGGTGAGGCTTCGGCAGTCCTCCCCCGGCTTTGCCTTGCAGACCTCGCACCGTCGCGTCAGGGCGTCCTGAACGGTGGCGCTGTCGCGGTCGTTGAGTTCGTCGGACAGGTTCGGCCGGCTCACTCCTGCGGCTCCTGTACTTCGGGCATCGGGACCTCGGGGCAGCAGTAGGCCGGGCAGCCGTCCCCGCTATCTGGCCGATAGGTGAGGAAGCAGGCGCACCACAAGCCGTAGGCGTTTCGGTGCCAGCTCACCCCTCGGCGTCCGCTTCAGCGGCCCATAGCTCGGCGACCTCGTCGCTACGGTCGATTGGCTCGGCGTCGGTTTCGACTGGGTCTGGCGTCGGCTCAACCAGATCGCCTGGCTCGGGCTGTAACCCGGCAGCCCTGGCGCGGGCTATAGCCAGCGCGTTGGTGACACGGTCGCCGAGGATCTCGTCGGTGGTCACGCGGACAGCTGAGCGCTCGGAACGCACCACCGTGACCGGCTGCTCGAGCTCCAATTCCTCGCGGCTGTAAGCGATACCGAGCAGCACGTCGGGCGCGAGGTTGCGGCAGACTTCCATCGCCGCCTTGGCGTACAGCATCTGGCGCGGGTTGGTGCTGTACTTGGCGTTCTTGGTGTAGCCAGCGCGCTTGGCGTCCTCCATCGTCCAAGTCACTTCCTCAATCTCGTCATCGCGCGTGCCGCGCACCGTGACGGTCTCGTTGGATGACTCGATGGTCTGCAGCTTGACGCCGTGCGACTTCACCAGGGCGATAGCGGTGCGCGCATAGATAGCTGGGCGCCCGTGAATCACGAAGATGTTCTGTAGCGCCTGGATTGGGTTCAGCCCGATCTCAGCCCCGTACAGGATGGCCGCGGCGCCGTTGGCGGGCTTGCCTTTGTAGTCCTGCGGCACCATATCGGTGCCACAGAGCGCGTCGGCGAGCTGCTTAGCCGTGGCCATCGCCTGCGCGTGCTCCATGAGCTGTGCCAGCACCGGCGATTGAACGGGTCGAGCAGCGGGCAGGATCTCAATTTCAGTGCTCTGCGCGGCGGTCATGCTGTACCTTCCTGGTAGTAGGCCCATCGTGGCAAGTCCACGACGTGAATCTCTGGTGAGTAGCCGGGCCACTCGTCGTTCTCGACGCACTTCGCGTAAACGTCGATGGCCCTGCGCATCTGACGCCGGCCGAGCGCGATGGCGTCCTCGGTCAACTGCGTCACGCTGACCAGGTGCGGCGGCTCCTTCTCCGCGTTGACGAAGACGAAGGCCGGGTTCTCGTCCAGCCCGAGCGCCTCCAAAGCCGTGAGATACCACGCCGCTTGGAAGTACAGCTTCCACTTCGCCGCCGTGCTGCCCCACTCCTGCGGGTTCACCGACACGCCAGACGTTTTCAGGTCAACAGCGATGAGCCGGTGCGCGCCGGGCCGCAGCCAGTCGATGCGGGCGCGCAGACGCACGCCTGTCTCGTGGTCATGCCATAGCAACGTTTGTTCGGCGTCCCCTTGGGCGAATAGTGCTGCGGCGGTTGGGTGATTCCACACGGCAGCGACCATGCTCAGCGCAGCTTCGTGATCCGTTGCAAGCAGCGGTATCTTGCCCTCGGCGTATGCGGCGTCGCGCTGCGCCTTCGCTTCCTTGCTGCGCCAGTCGGCCGCCAGCACGCGGACGATCTCATCACCTTCGCCCAGCACCATTGTGTGAACTGCGCTGCCGATGTCGAACGCCGTCGAGTGCTCTGGATTGTCTTGGCGATACTTGAACTTCGCCGGGCTGGACAGGATCTGACGCCCGCCCGACGACGACAGGCTGCCGAGGTCGGCGTGGTATTCGGCCTCATCTATCCCTGCAAAGATTCCATCCTCGGGTGGGACGCTCACTCGGGACTCCCCACGTCGAACGGCCATAGCGCCCGCTCAGCCTCGCGGTATTGCCGCAACCGCTCCTGGTTGATCTGTTGGTAAAAGTCAGGCCCCCAGCGAAGGTCGATGTCCTCGCGTGTAATCGCCTCGCGCCGCGCCCAAACGGCCTCGCGCCCTTTGTACATGCGCCCGCGCTCGCAGTACGCCGCGAACTCGGCCATCACCACGGCTGCGCCCGCGAGGGCGCCGGCCACGCCGGCATCGGTCAGCGCGCCGAACGTCCACGACACAGCCGCGTAGAGGCCCGCGCACATGGCCACAACGTGGAGCACGTAACGGGTCATGACAAAGGCCTTCCTGACATTGGGCACGGTGAGCCGATCTTGTCGGCGTGCGCATGGGCGACGCCACGGATATCGGACACGGCGACGGTGCGCTTACAAACCGGACACACGGCCTTTCCCGACCAGTGGCCCATCGTGCCGCTCATTCGCCCTCTTCCTCGTGCGGGTGGTACTTCAGCCACAGCTCACGCTCACGCGCAGTTGGAAACGTCTTGGCCGCGCGGCAGGTGTCGCAAAACCCGAGCCAGTGAGTGGGCACAGTCTGTATTTCAGTCATCGGGCCACCGCCATCTTTTGGGCATCGAGTCGTTCTTGAACGCAGGTTTTGCAGCGCCGGGCCGTCCTATCGGGCGGCACAAGGTAGGTGTTTTCCGGTGTGTATTCATGGCCGCGCCGACAGTGCGTCCTCTGTGCCTTCGCGAAACTGTTGTGAGTACCGTGCCTGATGCTGTCGAGCTGGTTCTCTGACTTTGTGCCCCAATACAGGTTGCTCACATGGTTATTGGCCGGATCGCCGTCGCGGTGGCAGCCTTCTTTATCGGCTGGGCACTCGCCGACGAACGCGGTCAAGACAAGGCGATGCACTAAGCAGCCTTCATGCTTAGTCGGCTGGCTGGGCGGGTAGAGATAAACACGGAAGTGGCCAGACCGCATCCGGTGTCTAGTTACAGGCTGCGGTTCGCGCCAATATCCGCTATATCGGTTCCGTCGCCACCGCCTAACGGTGCGGACATTGCCATGGTCGCTAACCTCGTAGTTTTCCTCGAATCCCACGACAGCGCGCCATGTTTCGCTCACAGCAGGTGCTCCAATACCATCCGTGTAGCCAGCCCTGTTCCGATGGTGAGAACGCAGCAGATAAGCCACAGCGTGACGAGTTCTTTTAGTGACATGTCGCTCATGAGTTCCCCTGCCTTGCAACCCACTCGATAACCGCCGCGGCGAACTCGTCTCCTGGGTCGTCGGACGTGAATGGCGAGCAGAGGCGCTGCACGATGCAGCAGCCGAGGTTGTCGACGCCGACCTCGGCTGCCATCTCGCGCATGTCGTTCAGCAGCTTCTCGACGTCGGCGCGGTCATCGAACACGGCCAGCTCGCGCTGGGGCTCACGCGCTGTCGCGCCGAACATGTAGGCCATCGTGTTGTAGGCGCTGGCCTTTGGCCTGCAGTACAGCGCGCCATTGGGGAGCCTTATCGCGTACTGGATTACAAAGTCGCTCATGCGATGCCATCCAATTGGCTGCGCCACACGGCAAGCAGCTCCGCCGCGCGGTCATCGGGCCAGTAGTGATAGCCCAGCTCCAGCCCTGCGGCCCAACGCTCCTCGTAGTAGAAGCGTTCCGACGGTGCACTGTCGGGGGCGATGCCGAATGGCCGCCCGTCCATGAACGCCTCGTCGAGCACGCCGAACACGCGCTCCTGTAGCTCGTCGAGCGTCGCCATGTCACCGTCCGTGATGGGATCGGCGAGGCCGCCCGGTATCGGCAGCGTGGGTAAGTCAGCCCACCGCTTTATATGCCTGGCTATGCTGTGTCTAGACATCGGGAATCAACCTTCCTGGTGTTCATGGCCTCGGCAGCCACAACTGCCGGGGCCGCTTTACTTGGCGAGCTGTTCTAGGTCGTCGGCGATGCAGCCGAAATACGTTGGTGCGCTGCATGTTTCACCAGCTACCCATTGGCGCAGGCCTGCGACGGCGACGCGCATCCTCATTTGGTTGCGGTTTGGGTGCCCGGCGGCGGCGCTAGTTGCGCTGGCTGCCGCCGCCGGGCTGCACTCCACCGCGGGGTCAGCAGTGACCGCGCCGTCGGTGGAGGCCGTTTGGTAGCCGAGCCACTCGGCCTCGGTGCGCAGTTCGTTCTCGTCCCACGCCTCGCGCTCAGCCTCGGCCTCGGCGAGAAGCTCGGCGCCCGCTCGGGCTAAGTGCGGCTCGAGGTAGCCCCACAGATAACCAGGCTTCATCCCTTCGGGCGCCGGCGGCTTGGCCATCGGGTAGCAGACCTCCAGGCCCATTGCCACGCCATCAGCGAGCGCGCGCACGAGGTCGAACGGGAAGCGCAGCAGTGCTAACACGTCACCACCCCCGCCGCGAAGCGTGGAACACCTTGGCCGCCATGTCATCGCGCGCGGCCCGCGCCTCATCCCGCTCCGCCACTAGCGTGGTGATGCGCTCGTTAAGCTCGGCGATTATCGCGTCTTTGTCCGGGGCGATCATCGGGTCTGCCCCTCCGTGAGTTCGACTAGACGTGCTAGGAGCGTGCGCATTTCGGCGATGTCGGCGCGCATTGTGTCGAAGTTGGCGTTGATCTCGTCCATATTGGGAAGTAGTGGTGGGATCTTCATCATCATTTGGGCTCCCACGGTTGAGATTTCAGCCACGCGTCCAGGTCGGCCACGTCGATGCGGATGGACTTACCAAGGCGGCTTGCCGGCAGCTCGCCGGATTCGATAGCGCCGCGGATCATGCGGGGTTCCTTGGCGCGAATGTGCTCAAGTGCCTCTGTGATGGTCAGCCAGGTTGTCATGCGCCGTTCTCCAGCACGAGGGCGAACAGGTCGGCGAATCGGTCAATGCCGAACACGAACAGCAGCCCGGCGACGAACCGCAGTCCGGGCTTGGACTTGCCTGCCAGGATGCGCGACAGGTTGCCCTGGTTGTAGCGCATCGCGACGGCGAGCTGTTGGTCGGTGACGAATCCGGCCGCGGTTCGGAACGCGTTGAGTTCGTCGATCCTGAGAACGAGTGTCGGTTTTGCGCTCACGCATGTGACTTTACGCACACAATTGTGCGTACGCAAACATGGCGGATAACAGTTCTGTAACGGCTGGTCCGGCGGATAATCCGTGGCGGCGCAGTTGGACCGCGTTAGCATGCCTCCCGGTATGCAGTACTTCCGGTATCACGGGGTGGACATGATTGCGTGCATACATATAGGGTGTGCGCATGCCCGAAAGTTGGTGGGGATATGTGCAGCGCATCAGCGGCAATGCACCCCACAAAGACATCGCGGCTGCCGCAGGTATAGATCCGTCCCGCGTTACTGGCTGGAAGCAGGGCGATCGGCCAAAGGCGGAGAACGCCGCGGCATTCGCACGCGCCTATGGCCGCGAGCCAGTGGAAGCGTTGGTTGCGGCCGGCTACCTTGGTGCCGATGAGGTTTCCGGCGCCATCGAGATCCACGCGCCAATAAGCGATCTGGGCACGGCCGAACTGCTCGACGAGTTACGCAGGCGGTTCGATAACTGGCAGCAGGCGGAGGGCTGGCCGACCGGGTGGGGGAATGGCTCCCAGGAACTCCCGCGTAGCTCGGGTCGCGACGAGCGCCCGCGCATGCGCAGGGGTAAGGACAGTGATTAACGCGCGCAGCTGCTGATTGCTCAGGTCGCCCGGCTTGATGAGTGTCATCATCTGATCCAGCGCCCACAGCAGGTGGTCACGCGACGTGCTTTCCTGTCCGTCGCCGGCCAACAGCATTTCTAATGCCACGGTCAGCTCTTGGTGGCCGTCGACGGTGGTTTCACGCATGGGCGTGCCTGCCTTTTTTCTAAGCAGAGCGGAGGATTCTCTGGGCGAACACTAGCTGAGCGCTAGATAAGAGGAGTTCTACACTGGCTTAGGATTCTGTGCAAGCCAAACTAGATTATTGACACCAGTCAATGCAAAATTGGTTGGCGCCGATCAAGATCGGGGATCGTGGCGCTCACGCCAACAACTCGTTGAGCGCCCGGTCCATGTGGGTACGGCTCAGCGCCGTGTCGCCGTGCGCGTAGCCCCTGTGAACCTGCACGGAAGCGTGGCCGAGGATGGCCATGCCCACCGACTCGGGCACGTTGGCCAGCGCGAGCAGCGTCGCCGTGGTGTGCCTGGCGACGTGTAGCGGCGCCGGTGGTAGCCCTGCCGTCTTCAGCGCGGCCTGCCAGTTGTCATAGTCGGTGTAGCGGTCGATGGGCTTGCCGTCGTCGTGGTGCCAGACGAGGTCATGGGGGTTTTTGGCGGAAACGTGACATACCTTTTGGTACTGGTCCAGCAGCGCCCACAGCGGCGCCGGGATCGGCACGATGCGCCCCTTGGTCTTCGGCGGCGTCAGAAACAGGCTGCCGTCGAGCTGCTCATGCTTGAATCCGCGCGGCAGGTCCCACTTGTGCTTCGGACACGCGCCCGGCCGTTTGCGCCCGCAGGGCCAGGTTCCGTCACTGTGACGTTCTCCGCAGCCGTGGACGGGGTTTATCACCTGAAGTTGCATCGACAGGTCGACTTCGCCGGCCTCAAGATCCACGCGGGACCATTGCAGCCCGAGCAGCTCACCCTGGCGCGCACCGAGTAGCAGCGCCGCGGCCCAGCGCGTCGCCCACGGGTCGTTGGTGTTGATGGCCGAGCGCAGCAATTGCTTGGCCTGCTCGGCGGTCAGCGGCTCGCGCTCCTCGGCGACGTGGCCCGGCTTGTCGACGAGCAGCGCGACGTTACGGCCGACCATCCCCTCGCGCTCGGCATCCTTCAGCGCCTTCTGCAACAGCCCGTGCGCCAGCTGGGCGCTGCGGGATGAGTCGATCGCGTCGTGCATCTGCCGAATATGAGCCGGGGTGAGCTGGTCGAGTCGGCGCCGGCCGATGTGCGGGTTGATGTGCAGGCGGATGATCCGCTCATCACCGGCGAACGTGCCGGGGCGCACTTTGCGCTTGTGGATGTCATTGAGCCAACGCTCGAGCCATTGCTCGACGGTGGCCGAGGATGTCACGGCGATGCGGTTAGCGAGAACATCGGCGCGCAACTGCTTGAGCTTCCGAATGGCTTCGTTGCGGTTCTTCGATGACACGTACTTGCGGCGGCGCTTGCCGTCGCCACCGATGGGCAGCTCGACGACGCCGATCCACATTCCATCGGCGCGCTTGAATAGGCCGCCGTCACCGCGGGGGCGGCGTTTACCGGGACTCATCTGCGCCTTACGTCAAGTCGTTGCGGAGTGCTTCGGACAGTTGCAGTCTTCATAGTCCTGTGCCTCTGATTCGGCGGCTAGGCGCGTGATGAACTGCCCGCGCCGCAGACCGGCCACGCCATCGGCCGGGTGCAGGCTCAGATACCACCATGCGCCGTCTGTGACGATGCGCCAAGCGCCGCGATCGCCCCTAGCCGTGCGGCCCGTATCGCCGTAGGACTTCCAGACGAGTTGCATGCCAATCCTCCGTTGACTTCAGCCTTCACTGTATCCTATGTTATCCTAGTATATACCAGGATTTACTAGGATCCAGACACGCTGACCAGCACGTTTGACAATCATTCCAGATAGGACTATACCAGACACATGACTTCTAATCTTGTGGTCGCAGGTTCGAGTCCTGCCGGGGGCGCAGATCACAGCGTTTCTCCCGCTCACACTGTACCCCAAGCTGCACCCTACGGAGCGAAAGCAATGAAGCTTATTGCCGCCATCGCCGCCATAATCGCTTCCACAGCCGTCGCGTTCGCCGTGCCGGCCCACGCCGATCCGGGGCCTCCAATGCAATGCGGGGTCACTGGTGCGCCCGCGTGTGCGGGTCCGGGTGATCCGAACCTGGTGTGCGCCATCATCGCGTGGCGCACCATGATGCCGTGCAACTACTGGGGCATGAAGGTCCCACAGGGCACGCCGGGCAGTTGGGGCTGAAACAATGAGTAACGAGATTGAAGACGCGGCCCGCCACCTGGCCGCGCGGTTTCGCTACCAGTTCAAGATCATGACCGACGGCACTATATTGCTTGAGCCGCCACCTGATCCGAACTGTTGCGGCATGTGCCTAGATGCCCACGCGCGCCTGTCATAGGGCCCGCACTAATCACGATCGGAATCCGGCATGGCTGATGACTTCGACCTGTTTGCCTACATTTGGAAACTTCAGAACGACTGGGTCGAATGGGAAGCTGAGATCACTCGGCACGACAGGAAGCAGAGCATGAAACCGAGCGGAACATGATTTGGACAACCAGCGGAGCGCCAGCATACGCGGCGGAGGAATTAGTCGACATACTGAAGGCGCACGCCTGGTGTCCGGCAACGAACCGCTGTTACTGCGGGGCCTTGGTGGATTGGGGCGATCACCCGAGGCATGTAGCCGCGGTATTTCAATCCATGTCGGCGAAAAGGAGCAAGCATCCGCTGCCGACTGAGGTAGACGAAGAAACGATCGCCCGTCTAGTCGCCGAGGCCGAGGCCGGCATTCCGGTAGAGAAATTACATCCGTCGACATGGATTTATCAGACTAATGACTGATGAGGCGCAGCGCGCGGCGTGGGCGTTGCAACAGTTCCAGACCGCCCGATTATCGGTACTCACCAGGAGATGACATGAGCGCAGCGGAGATTATCGCGCAATATCTGGAAGACGCTTTTGAGCTACACCCCGGCCACATGACAGCCAGCGGACTACTAGCCCGGCTGGACGATGCAGGCTACGAAGTGGTGAAAAAGCAGTAACGGAACGCCACCTTATCGGCTCACAACCACAGGAGAAACATGGACGACGAACCGCTATACGCCGTGATTGAGGATGCGATCTGGCAGGCGCTCGACAGTGAGCAGGGCATGCCACATTCCGGCGTCGACCCGGCCTTTGTGGTCCCCGAATTTCTCAGGCTACTCAATGCAGCAGGCTACGAAGTAGTTCGGCGTCCGATGCGCGACAGCGACAGCCACGGTTTCTGAGCGCCAAGTTATCGGCCAACAATCACAGGAGTAACAAAGCATGGGTGGATGGATGACCTACCAGCGGATGCGGAGCCGCAACAATCTGATGTACCGCAAGCCTGACGATGATCCCGACCCTTACTGGCGAGCAGATGCACCGAACGATTTCGCAGCGTCGATCCTGGTCGGTGACCTCAACCGTATGGAGCGTGACTATCTGAACCCGGTCTATCCCGAACCACCGTGGGCAGGCCGCGCTGGTCGCTCAGACCCGAGCGCGCAAGTCGCGGACGCTACCGGCGTGGACGTGGAAGTAGTCCGCAAGGTGCTCCGCTGCGTGTTTCTGGAACTGTCATAGGGCCCGCATTATCACGATCGGAACGCACAGTTATCGGTAGAGAGGAAGACATGAACGAACACCAGCACGGCACCCTGACCGCGTTGCAGCGCGCGTCGTCCGAACTGCTAGACGCTCAGGAACGACTGGAGGCCGCGGAGGAGAAGTATGTGGCAGCGAACAAGGCGCACGGTCGCGCGGTCGCAACGGACCCTGAATCGTGGAACGCCACTCAGATGCGTCGGACTACAGGCTGACAAGGCGTTATGACGATGGATGACGAACTGATAGCGGACATAGCCGAAGCGGTTGTGTCGGCTGGTGCGCTGGCGTGGCAGCGGGATAAGTGCGCTCAGTGTGGTCATCCCCGATTCCGACACGAAGATCGCTCAGGATTCTGGAACTTCTGGTGGCGCAACCCCATGGACGGCCCATGTGACAGATGTGACTGCCAACGGTTCGGCTTCGCCTGACGTAAGGCGCGTTTATCACGATCGGAACGCGACGTTATCGGTAGAGGAGCAAGCCACATGGACATCAGCTTTGAGAACGACGGCATCGTGTATACCGGCCCCGCCGATTCCGCCGTGCCAACACGCCTCATCAATGCAATCGCCCGCGGCGAAGTGACCGAAGGTGGCCTAGCCGAAGCCGGCTGGTTTGTCCTCGGAACCCTCGCCGACGACGACTGACCGCGACGTTATCGGTACACAACCACAGGAGACACAGTAGAGGGGAATGCGGCATGGCTGATGACTTCGACCTGTTTGCCTACATTTGGAAACTTCAGAACGACTGGGTCGAATGGGAAGCTGAGATCACTCGGCACGACAGGAAGCAGAGCATGAAACCGAAGCCACCACCGCCGCAGGTCTGGTGGGAGACGGGCCAAGACGAAGAAGCGCAGACGCTGCGGGGTGCTATCCGGCAGATATTTCTAGACGTCTTCCGTGGAACACCAACATCGTAGTTATCGGTACTCAACAGGAGATGACGTGAGCAGACCGACGTGCGGTATTGAGATGAACGACGGTGCGGACCACGTTCACCAGTGCGAGTTAGGCGACGACCACACCGATTCGGATTGGCCCGGCTCGCATCAGTGCGAATGCGGGGAGACATGGTGAGGCAGCACGAAGCGCGACGTTTATGGATCTGAAGGATAGCGGCCTGTCGGTCGAAGATGCTGGGAAGTGGTTTGTCACGACTGATCTATTCAAGCGCGGCGGCCGGGTGGTCGAGGGGCCGTTCTCAACCCGCGCCGAAGCTACCGACGCTCGCGGCGACAACATCACTCACTGGATCGACCAAGCCCCGCGCACCATGATTCGGTTCAAGTCGAGCGCCTAGTTACCGGTACCCAACAGGAGATGACATGAAATCGAGCGACGGCCTTGATTCCAAATATTGGGGACCGCCCCCTACGCGCTGGCAACTGTTCACGGCCCGTCTGTGGCAGTCGTGGCTGAAGTTGTGGCGGCGACGGGACAAGATGAAACGCGCAAACCTGGGTGGTCGTCCGCTGCCAGCTGAGGTAGACGAAGAAACGATCGCCCGTCTAGTCGCCGAGGCCGAGGCCGGTATTCCGGTAGAGAAGTTACGTCCGTCAACGTGGAATTATCAGTCGTCAACGATGGCAGTGTCGCCGTCCGTTATCGCGGGCGGCCAACGTCATGTACTGGTCGGCAAAAGCGAGGTCACCAACGTCCCCGCCGATCTGGTGACACGGAGGCGACAAGACCCCATCGGCCAAGCCCTCATCGACACGGTTTCAGCGATGGATGCAGATGCCACCGTGGAAGGCGTGATTAACGCCGTGTCAGCACATTATCCGCCTGCGATGGTTAGAGAAACCTACTGGCAGCTGATAGCAGATAACCGCCTTGCGCGGTCGGCGGACGGCCATTTAAGTCTGCCGTGAGCTGTTCGGTAATGATCGAACACCGAACGCGCAGTTTATCGACTCACAATCACAGGAGACACATGAGAGACTTGGTGATAGCTCTACCGTTCATCTTCGCGTGGTGCTTGTTCCTTGAGTACGTGGTGCGCCCAGTAATCGAGGCAGTCACGGATGGCGTTTCAGAACTCAGGTTTCGCCGCCTCGTAAAGCGCCGCCGGGCGCGTGCGTGTGAACTCGGAATAGACCCGAACTCGCTACTTGCCACGTTCCTGTAGTCCTAGCGCGACGACCGCAGCCGTCCGCCTCGCCATTCGGAAGCCCTGACAGCCTGTCATAAGGCGTACTTATCGGCGTTTGAGCGCCGAGAGCCAGTGCAACGGGTCGACGGGCCGCGGCGTCAGGTTGAGCAGGTGTCCGGCTACCGCGGCGACGACCGCGCGGGTGAGCCACGGCCGCGCTTCCAGATAGCGGTCACAGCCCTCGCTCATCAGCTCGTGCTCGGGAGCGCCGAGTTCGTAGGCCAGGATGCCGGCGGCCAGGGACAGCCACGCCTTATCTGCTGCCCTCATTCCCGCTCGCTGTCTTCGTCCTCGCAGTCCTCACACGCGGCCAGCAACTCCGGTGCGCGCGCGAGCAGCCCGTCGGTGATGTAGTCGGCCTGCTCGAGCGGCGCGGTGACCACCGGGCGCGTCTCCGTTGAGCCGTCTTCGTTGACCCGATACAGACCGGCCACCACGACGTAATGCGCCACCAGCCAGCCGCCGCTACCGGCATCGGCGCCGGCCTCGTTGACATGCACCTGCAGGCTTTGGCGCACCAAGTCGATGCTGTGCTCATCCATGCCGTGGCCTCATTCCCGCAGGGGCTCTCCCCTGTCGCGATCGTTATGGGTGTGATGCTTTAGGCGCAGCTCAACGGCGGCGGCGGCGGCTTCTTCGATTGTCTTGTGGTAGGTCAGGAAGCGTTTCCCCCTGACTGTCACATTCGCGACCCAGAGCCCACTCGCGGCGTGGAAATGAACGCCGCGATAGCCGGACGTGTTGTGTGACCGAACGGGCTTAATGAAGTGCTGGACATTGGCCTGATTACTAACCTGGCGCAGGTGATCAGGATTGACACACCCTCGGTTTCCGCACATATGGTCAATCATCAAGCCGTCAATTAAAGGCCCGACGTACTTTTGATACATCCAGCGATGGATTCTTACGTGTTGCCCATTGTTTTGACTGAGTAAGGCATAGCCGTGGTTGTGCCAACCGCGCCACTTCCAGCAACCCTGCCCTCGCACGATCCGCGGTTCGATGCGCTCATCAAGCGGCTTAGGCGCTCGTTCCACCAGTTCAAAGGACCCGGTCCGATGCAATCGAGCACGATGCATCGGGCACAGAGAGTCTCTTGATTTGCATTGCTTTTCGCAACCATCGAGCCTGCAAGTCTTGGTTTCTACCACATGGTAATTGTACCAGATGTGGCGACTAGACCCCTCGCACTATAGCCATTCTTTCCGGTTCGATCGACAGCCTGGAATAGGCCCTACAATTGGAACAGAGCCGCATCGAATAGGTGAGCAGGTTCGCGACATACCGTTTGGCGATTGGTTCGGTGTCATGCCCGCAGCGGTTGCACACCGTCAACTTGTCCTTGCCGTCCACGAACAGGGCCGGGTGATTCTTTATATGGGGCCTAAGGAAATCGTATAAACCCTGAGTGGCTACCACGTCCCCCATGCAATAGTCGGTGAGCCGTTCGCGGTCTTCCACCGACTTCTCCGTCACCGCGCGCTCCATCGCCTCGCGGTCGTATTTGTCCGTCTTGGCCGGGATGCCGACGAGCTGACAGAACGCGTCGAGCGACTTGAACGGTGCGCCGCTTTTGAACGTTTGGCGCAGAACTTTACAGGTGTCAACGGTTTTGAACGGCGGCAGCGGAGGCAGGCCGGCCTCGATGTGCAGGTCGCCGCGTAGCCAGGGTATGTCGGCGTTGTCGATGTAGTGTCCGACGATGATGTCGGCGCGTGACATGATCCGATGCACGTTGCGCAGGAACGTCTTTCGGCCGCCCTTGTCCCACTCGGCCAGCCGTATCACGTCGGGCGAGTCGTACCATTTCGCGCACACGATGGTGGTTCTGGGCATGCGTTCGACCGTTTCGTAATGCACGTAACGGTTTTTCAGATCGCCGCGGTCCCACCAATACTGCTTCGTAATGCCCGGCAGCCGCTCCACGTCGAGAATCAGAATGCGGTTGCGGACACCTGTGGAGAGCTCGAAAAGTTCGTCAGCGAGTGCCACGCTGGGCCGCTACCCATCGTCGGAGCATCGGGTCGCTGCCGGGGTATCCGTGGCGCTTGCATAGTCGGAACAGCGCCGAAGACGACTGGCGCGGGTCGGCGACAGCGCCATCGAAGGTCGCCCTGTCGGCGTCGCTCAGTGTCGGATACCACTCGGCGAGCCAATCAGTAACTATTGAGGGCCGCTTAGGCTCCTCGTCGGCCAGCTCATCGGCTAGGGACACAACGGGTTACCCTTCTGTTTCAGGTCGCCCACAGCCGTTGCTGCGGGTCGGTATGATGCCAGGGCGTTGTAGTGATAGTCGTGTAGTGGTATTCGGGCCACGGGCAACTTCCGATGGTGCGGATGGTGCGCCACTGGCGTGGACAGTTAATCTGGACGGATGGCGTGCAGGCTGACGCCGCTAGAACCGCGACGGCGATCAGCGCGTGGCGCCAGCGGGTCACTGATACAGGCGTTCTCGCGCTTGACCGATGGCGAAGCGCGCCTTCTCGACATCGCCGGCAGTCAATACCGCGATGTATTCGTCGGCGCCCGTGGGTGACTGAACGCGGGACATGATGAGATTCATGGCATCGGCCAGCAGGAAGGCGACCCCGCGCACGTCGCGTAACCCGTCGCGGCACGCCCGGTAGTCCTCGTCCAATGAGTCGAACCGTGCGGCGGCCGATTCCAGTGCGGTTCGCTGCGCGGTGCGTTGCGCCTCGGCGAGTAGTTCGATGCGCTTTTCTTCGGAGTCGCGGGCTTCACGCTGGGCACGGCTCAGCGCTTCGGCGTCTTTAAGATTCTGCTGCTTGCGGGTGCGGCGCCCGAGCAGCCATTGAAGGACGCTCCACAGCGTGCCACTGGACAGCAGCGCGATAACGATGGTGGCCCACGGTGACGTGTTATTCATTGCTGCTGCTCCTCAACCCATTTGTCGAGGAGCCGTTTACGCCTGCGGTGATTGAGCAATACCGCGCTATGGGTGATTTTGTGTGCCCCGACGTAGCACATGAACGGGGCCTCCATGAGGCCCTGATGTCCCATCAGACCCTCGGCGCCGAGGGTGAGTCCGGCCGTCCAGAAGACCACACCGGCAAGAAAGAACAGGATGCCGAGCTTGAAATAGTCGAGCGACTCATGTGCCAGCACGATCATCTGCAGGGTTCCCAGGACGGTGCAGATGACGCCCATCCAGAACCCGTTGTGCGGCATGTGGCGGAAGTAGTGCCAGGACGGCCCGAACCAGTTCGGCGGCGCGCACATCAGGAAGACGCCGAGCGCCACCGTCCAGACCGCAAAACTCCAATACACCGCCCCGCTCCGGGCGATGAACTTCGCCGAAACCGACATCGGCTCCGGGGCCGTCATGTTGACTGTGTCTGTTTCGCGACAACATTAGGGTTCAGTGACGCCGTGCCGTTGTTCACCTTGAGCGAGGCGACAGCCACCAGCGCAGAGACCAGCGCGCCTTTAAGCCCGGAGGTGGCGACGAGCGCCCACGGGATCGCCGCCAACGTCGGCGCCACGGTGACCACGGGCAGCATCCCGGCGGCTGCTCCGACTACGAGCAGCTCGCCGGTGTGCTGGGCCCAAACAGGGAGGGCCATCGCGGTTTATGACTTGAGAACGGCGATGAGTGCGGCCAGTGCCGCCTCGCCATCGGCGAACAGGGGCTGGTCTTCGGCCGGCACCAGCGGCTTGATCTTCTCAAGCAAGCCCGCCACGGTCTCCAGCTCGGGCGCGGCGGCCTTTGCTTCGGCGGCGAACTTCTCTAGGTCGGCGACAATGCTGCTTACAGAAGCCATGAGTTGTGTTTCCTTTCGATTGGTTTCCGATGTAGCAGATTGCTACAACTCGGTTGCGACGCCGAGGAGGTATTGCGCTGCAGCGGTGACGCAGCCCTGATTCCCGTACTGCCAATGGGGCGCCCCGGTGCCCTGGGCGAAGAATTGAAGGCCGTTGATGATTTCCTCGATGGTCCCGATGGGCACGAGTAGGTCTCCGATGATGTCGATGAACTTCCCGAACGATCCCGCGAGGATGAAACTGTAGATACTGGTGCCGACTTGGCCGGCTCCCGCTTCGGCGGTCCACGGGTTGCCCCCGATAGGCGCCGAGGCGTAGAGATCACCGGGCAGCGCGAAGCTCATAACCGTCGGTTTACCAAGGCTATTCGGGTAGTTGGTTTGCGCCTCGGTCAGGTCAAGTGGACCACCGATGCCGCCGGTGACGGCGCCGTCCTGGGTGCCCGGCACCGGAATACCTTGGTAGCTGTTGCCGTTCGCGATACCGGGTGAGCGCCACGGGTCGCCGAAGTTCACCACTGATAGGCAATCCGACAGCCGGTGGTGCAGGACGCCGTCCTCGGCGAGGATGTCCTGCGCCCAGACGGTGTCGGTGACGATGGCACCCTGGCTGTAGCCGCTCAGCGCGAACGGCCCCGAGGGGTATACCTCTGCCGCGTAGTTCGGTGACGGCGGTCCGCCGAGCGCGGCGACGATCTGCGCGCGCGCATTGTCCACCGACGGCTGCATCGGGAACACACTGGCCGGGTAGCCGATGGCTTGCCAAATCCACGGCGGCGGAGGCGTCGCGACACCGGCCTTCATGTCCGCCACGATCTCCCACGGGTTCACCCCGCCGACCATGCTGCCGAGCATCCCCGCGAAACCGGTGGTGTCCGCCGGGTCTGGGTCACCCGTCCCGTTAACCGTGATCAGGACTGGCGTCATGCGGCAGGTGCCTTGTAGTTGACCGAGTTGACTTCACCGTTGTTGATGGTCGGAGCCTGCGCCAGAACCCATTTCAGAATGGTCTGCACGGCATCCCAGATGTCATAGGTGTTGCCGTCGGCGTGCTTGTGGGTGCGGGTGAGCACCTTGGCCAGGGTGGTGACGTGGTCAATCTCCGAAGGCGACGTATTCGACGTCTCCGCGTAGGCGTAATCCTTCGACAGGCCCAGAATGTTGGCGTTGTAAAGCATCGCCACCAGGTCGTAGGGCAGAGCGTTGCCGCTACCGTCCGTGCCGGAGATGCTGTCTGCCACTGACTGGGGGGTTGCGTTGATGTTGGGGTCGGTCATTTAGATTTCCTTATCCTGTGAATAGTTGGGCTAGTTGGGATGACGTGCCGTGATATGCGTTGCAGTCCACCGTGATGTCACTGATTCGCGCCGAGCTCGTGAATTGCCACACAGTCGGTGTCGCGCCGCCGTAGGCTGCCCAGCCCTCGCCGCTGTCGCCGTCACAGCCGCGATACAGGTCGGCGGGCGGCCCGATCGAATCGCCCATCGGATAGGCCGACGAAACCAGTGCGATGCCGTTGACGGGGATGGGCGTTAGATCGCCGCCGCCCTGGTCGTTCCAATACCAGTGCGGCATATACCCGAGTGCGACATTGACGCCCGCGACGTTGAAGGCGTTGACGACGTTCCAGAAGTTGTTGAGGTCGCCGCCGCCGTCCTCCCAGTCGAACATGGCGTTGATCCCCCCGCCTGCGGCCAGCCAGTTGGCGGCCTGCGCTGTCGGGTCGCTGGTGTCGAGGTAGTGATAACCGATGAAGGGGAAAGCGTTCTGACTGCACCACGTTTGGCAGATCTCGCCATACGGGTCGACGAAGTCGCTGCCCTGGCTCATCTTGTGCGCCACGCCCGACAGGCCCTGGCCGCGTAATTGACTCAGGAAGTTCATCAGGTTCTGCTCACCCTGGGTGGACAGATCCTCACTGCCCCATTGAAGATTTGATACGTCGGGGTAAAAGACGGTCATGTCGTCCTTAGGTGCGGGTTGTGGCCACGGCAGTAATAGAAGGGGCCGAGAGTCTCTGCGCCGCAAAGGATGCAGCCATCTAGGGGACGTTCAGTATCTGGCCGGGGAAAATCAAGTTGACGTTGATCGTCGGGTTCGACGCCTCCAGCGCCCATAGCGTGACTCCTTGTGTCGCTGCGATGGTGGACAGGTCATCACCCGACTGCACGGTGTAGGTTTTGCCGCTCGGGTGCGGTGGCAGTGGCGGCTCGCCGGGCTGCACATCGAAAACCCACGGACCGGGGAGGTAGTGGTGATCAGTCCACAGGCTGGCGGTCGACGGATATGCGCCCGTGCCGTTGGTGCAAGACCCGTAGCTGCCGTTGCTCTCGACCAGGACACCCTCATAGGGAAGCGAATTAGGCAGTGGCACAACGACGTTCATATGGCTGTCCTCGCCGCCGCCGCCGTGCATGATGTTCACCGTCAGCGCAGCGTCGGCCGGAATGTCGGAAAGGTCGTCCACCGCGATGGTTCCGAATGGTCCCACCGTTCCGGCTGGCGCGCCCGGCGCCCACGCCTCCGTGGAAACCACGTGCGCCCATTGGCCGTTGGCCCATACCGGAATGTTCTGCGGCAGGTTCACCATGGCTTGCAGCACCCAGCCGGCGATGCCCGAGCAGTCGCCGCCCTGAGTCAAATCCGTTGGGCTATAGCACTGACCGTAGTCGTACTCCAGGCCGAGGCGCGCTTTAGCCTGCGACAGAACCCAGTTCACGCTGCTTTGCAGAACCGACATTTACTTCTTTCCTTGAATATCGTTGTGAATCGTGACCATCCACGGCACCAGCACCAGGCGAATCCAGAGCAGCTCATTGCGCACCCACCGGAACGCGACCGCGCCCCCGGCGACTAGAGACATGAGCAGGCATGTGATGGCGATGAGCAGGCTGGTCACAGGTCGTCGCCGATCTCGCGGCCGGGCGGTTGGCCTAGGCCCGAGCGCCACAGCGCGAACTGGGCGCGCAGCTCAGCCACCTTGGCGCGCAACAGAAACCAGCGCGTCGCCATCCACCACATCAGCGCAGTTCCCACGGCCGACGCCGCGACATGCGCCTAATCCGAACGTGGAATTGCGGGTCGTATCCCCCCAGCCGCGCCCGCAGTGCCGCGAACGTGGCAGCCAGTTCGGCCTTAGCCTCGTCCGACAGTTCGTCAGTCAGTGGGTTCGGCATGAGGCGCCTTCGTTGACACGTTGCCGGTGTTGAGCCCGGACAGGTCGGCCTGCAACCGCTGGACGTCGATGCCCTCCGGTGACTTTCCGTCGGTGAACAGTTCCTCGGTCAGCGCGACGACCGCAACGACGTTGTTGGCGGCGTAGAACGGCTGCGTGATGCCGGCCACGGCGCCCCAGGTGTAGAGCTGCGCGGTGGTGGCGTCTGTGGCGCCGACCACCGGGATGTAGTGGCCGCCTTCGATGTTCTGCGGTCCGGGCTCGAGGTGCCACGGCTGGCCCGCCTCGAACTGGGTTTGCGCGTAGTCGGGAACCTGGATACCGATGCCCACCATGTCGAACAGGCTCAGCGCGATGAGCAGCTCGTCCCAATCGCCAACCGTCAGACCGGCGTAAGCGACGATCTTGTGCGCGTTGCCGTCTGCATCGATGATGCCGGTGGACTTGCGGTACTGATAGAGATCATGCACGTCAGTTCCGGCGTCAGTGGATGAGTCGTCGGGGTTGTAACCGGTGATGGCCTCGTAAGCACTTAGCGCCTGTGCATCGGTGAAGTTGACGGTCACGCCGCGCAGGGCGTTGGCCAGCCGGATTTCCTCGATGCTGCCCGCAATGGCGCAGTCACCCAGTTGGTCGTTCATGAACATCTGCGGCTGGATCTTGTCGGCGTGCCCGAAGGGAAACTTCAGCGAGCCGACACTGGGCAGCTCCGATGTGTAGTAGTCGCGGAGCCGGACGCGCGGCTGTTCCGTTACCGGCTTGAGGCCGTACTTCACTCATCCTCCAAATGGGTGTTTCGGCATGACGGTTGATGTCGTGCCGTATTCCGGTTGCGGTCGTTGCTGTTTGGCGGGCGTCCCGCCGCGCGGGATGGCGGCCAGTGCGCCGAGACCGCCCAGGCCACCGAGGGCGCCGAGCGCGGCCAGGTCGGGCGTCGGGACTATCGGGCGCGCGGGCGCGGGCGTGTTCTGCGTTTCAGGGCTACGCTGCTGCGCCCAGCTCGGCGGGACACGCAGCCCTCCGACCCGTTCGCCGTCAGCTAGCCCCGCACGGATGGCCGCTGCTTCCGGTTTTGCTTCCGGCTGCACTACCGGCGTGGCGAGTGGCATTACCGCCTGGGGGATTTCGATGTTGCCGCCCGTGATGCGGTTGGTGATCGACTGGCCCGCAGTGACCGCCCACAGCACCGTGAACAGCTGCAGCACCTGCCCCGGTAATTGATACGGGCCAGACGACAGGAACGCCATGAACACCGGAGACGTCAGCAGGTCTGCCAGGTTCTGCAGCGGTTGGCCCGGCGTGAAACCGGGAATCAGCGTCTGAATGAACTGCAGGATCGGGCCCGGCGTTGTCGCAGCCGGGTTCGTTACCTGCGGTGCCGCCGTGAACTGTGGCAGCGCCGACGTGGCGGATGCGCTTTCGGCCTGATAGCCGAACATCGCTGCGGCGTCCTGCGCCCACATTTCCGCGTATTCGGCCTCAGTTGCCGCGATAGCTGCCGTGTTTATGCCCAGGACGTTTGTGGCAACGAGTGTCGTGAACCTCGTTCGGTTCGCTACAACCGCAGCGGGATTCACCGTCGCGGCGAACGCCATCTCGTAAGCCGTCACTGCAGCCTGCGCCTGCGCTGCCGTCTGTGCGGCTTGCTCGGCCGTCGTTGTCAGCCATGACGTGTACGTCGCCGACGCCGAAGTCATCGCCGCGGCCGACGGTCCAATCCATACACCCGCTAACGCCATAACCGTCGAACGGAACTCGGTCGCCGCCTGCGCCAGGTCCACACTGAGCGTTTCCCACGACGCGGCAGCAGCCAGTAACGGAGCAGCCCCCGCACCCGAATACATCCTCGCCGAGTTGATCTCCGGCGGTAGCGCGGCGAAGTCGATCATCGGTCACCCGATCAGTCCCTTAACGTAATGCCCGGCCTCGAAATCGGATGCGGATGCGACATGCACGCCGCCGTGGCCGCGGTGGTGAAACATGCAGAGCCATTCCAGGTTGTCGGCCGACTCCACCCATGCCCCAATAGAATCGGGGTCGCTGATACCGGGATAGTCGACTTCAAGCCACGCCAGGTCGACGCCATTCTGCAGACTGAACTCGACTTCTGAGTGGTGCAGCTCAAGCTCGCCGTGGCACTCGCTGAAGTCGTTGCGGTGTGCGCCGATGGTGCACTTCGCCGTCTTGTGCGTGCGGCGCCGGTACGCCTCAAAGTCTTTGTAATGCGGGTCAGACTTGCGCGGCGGGTGCGGCGGGTAGTGCATCGTATAGCCGTGTGTGACCTTCTGGTCGTGCGCGGGCGTGTTCACTCGTCGTCCTTCCCTGCCTGTATTGCGTCGGCGCAGTATTGGAGCACCGCGCCGATCGCCGCTGACGCCAGCGCCACGACGGCGAACGCTGTCAGTAGGTCGGCGACCATCGGTGTGCTATGAGGCAGTGGGGATGGAGACGCTCAGAGACGAGAGCTGAATGATGTTGCCCGAAGCCCACGCCTGCGAGGTGGTCAGCTGCCCGGAGGTTATGAACGTGCCGCTGCTGCTCGCCGACCAGATGGAGATCGCGGTGATCGTTTCCGACGTACCGCCATTGGTCCACTGCGGGTTACTGGTGGTCATCGTCGTTGTACCAGCCGATGCTGAGCCGAATGCGACCAAGACGCGAGTTGACGAGCCTGCTGATGCGTTGCTCGTCCCCGCCGATCCGGGGTCGCCCGTATGTAGGGCGACGTAGACGTTGCCCGAAGTGGCGTATGCATTTGCCGCTATCGCGGTGCCGCCGAAGACATTAAGGAGGGCATTCGCCACGGTTGACGAATAGCTGTAGGTTGCCATTTAGTTGTTGTCCTGTTCTTCCTCGGTCGCCTCGACGTCTTCATCAGGGACGATGACTACGGCGGTGGCGGTAACCACGGGTTGGGCGAGAATATGATTCATCGGGTTCCTAGCTCGTGTAGAGGGAGGCGAAGGACGCTTGCGGGACAACGTTGACGATGGAGTTGTTCGTCAACACGATGTAGTCGTTGAGGTGCGCGGTCTGGCTCGTGTTGGTTTGGCTGTTATTGATAAGCAGCGTCCAGGTCACCGTCCCGGATACGTTCTGCGAGTTGACCGTTCCGCCGTAAGCCGTGGAGTTGAGACCGCCCGACGGTGAGATGTATTGCAGGGCGGTGAGCATGTCAGCGGGCGCTTGGATCTGGAAGCCCTGGATGGTTGCGGTGACCGGCGTCAAAGTGACAAGTGATGACATGCTTCCCTTTTCGTTGGTTTTAGCTGAGGATGACGGCAGCGCCAGCCCACTGGTTGAAGGTGTTAGCAGCGCCGAACGTGGTGTTAGCGGTCGCGGTGCTGATAGTCAGCGATGCCGCCCCGCTGGAGTTATAGCGGTTTGTGCCACCGGTCGGCGAGCCCATAGACGCGTCTGCGCCGAACGCCTGGACGATCAGCTGGGCTGCCGCCCAGGTGACGCTTTGCGAAGGGGTGCTGGTGCCGAAGTTGGTTGACGGTGAACCTACCGTCGTAACCCCGGTGGCAGACAGCGAATTGCCGACCACGTGCGCCGCTGTGCCAAGGGTGACAGCCACGGTCTGGGCGCCCCCAGTCACGTTGGTCAGTTTCCACACCGACAGTTGCCCGTCACCTGAGATGTTGTCCTCAAAGACAGACCCGGCACTGGTCATCGACGTCCCGCCGTAGGTGACCGAGGATGTGCTTGTGGCATTACAGGCGACGAACACCAGCACGGCAGCACCGGCGGTCGCGGTGTGTGACCATGAAACCGTGCCAGCGGTAGCGACTCCCCCAGCCCCGATCGCATCATAGACGGGGCCTGTGGGGCCGACCGGTTTAACGTAGGGCGTCCAGATCCGTTGGGCCGGATAGGATCTACCCAGCCGTACCACTCACTCCTCCCAGATCACATAGCAGAGCACGGTTGTCGCTGCTGCGGTGTTGGGTGTGGCGCGTATCCGCAGCGCGGATGCTTCGTTGATTTCAGGTTCGCGCCCCAACGGGAACTGCTGCTTGAAATACGACGCGGTATCCAAGGTTTGGCCCAGAAGCCGCGTCGCGGTGATGGTGCCTTCGGCCGAGGCGTTGAAGCCGGTTGCCGCCGTGCCTGTCGTGCAGAGGCTGGCATAGCCGGTGACGTCGTTATATTGCGCAATGCTGCCCGCGGTCACCGTGGCGAACACGGTGCCGGTTTCCACCAGTTCCATCTGCACCGGGGCCGTCGGGGTTGTGGTGAAGATGTAGCCCCACTCGACGATCCGGATCTTCGACGACGCCGGGGATTTGAGTTGCAGGATCGTCTTCACCGTCCCCGACGTGGCGGAGGACGCCGTACCCGACATGGGCGACGTCAACGCTGTCGTGGAGGCGTTCCATGTGATGTAGCAGGGGGCGGCCAATGTGGGCTCCTAATGTGTGGCGGCGCGGGTGATGGTGACGTTGCCTTGCGGCGGGACGGGGACGTGTAGCACAGCCGCCGTCGACACCGTCGGGGTGATGGTGATCGACACGCTCACGATCAGGATCGTGTTAGCGACAGCCGCTACGGCCGGGGTGACCGTGATCGCATCGGAAACAACGGCAGTAACAGCAGCAGTGACCGACGGGTTTATCGTCAGCGCTTCACTAACCACCGCTACCGCGGACACGGACACTGACGGCGTAGCCGTGATCGCCGACGACGCAACCGCCGCCGCCGCGGCAGACACGGCGGGCGTGACCGTCACGGCCACCAGTGCGGGAAGAATCAGACCGGCCGCAACGGACACGCTAGGCGTGATCGTGATCGCATCGGAGACAGCAGCCTTGGCAGAAGCGGCAATCGAAGGGGTTACCGTTTCGGTCACCCGCACCGCGTAGCCGGCGAACGCCATAGTCGCCGTCACCGACGGAGACACCGTCACCGACGAACTGACAGCCGTCGACGCGGTGGCAGACACCGACGGGGTGACCGTGATCGCCGCCGACACCGGTAGGACAAGTAACGCCGACACGGAAACCGATGGCGTGACAGTCAGCGACGCGCCCTCGGGGTAGCCCAGCGCGGCGACGGGCGTAACGGTCGGCGTTATCGTCTCCGTCACCGACAAGGCATAGATAGCGTTGGCGACCGCTGCGATCGATGGCGTGACCGTGATCGCGACACCAGAAGATCGATGCCCCGACACCGCGGTAACCGTCGGGGTGACGACAATGCTGCAGGAGACGTGGAGCTCAGCCCACCATCCCGTCACCGGCGGAGGGCTCGCGGGCAGCGGGAACGGCTCAACCCCCCACCCGGTGTTGGCCCCATAGTTAGGCATCGGGATCGTGACCGGCCTGCTGTACGCCTGCTCAATCTGGGTACGCAGCTGCTGATCAGTCGTCGGGAAAGTCCCACCAACACCCAGCATCGGAACCGGATAGGTGGGCGACCACACCCAGGTGATGTTGCCGTCAGGCAGAGACAGGTTGACGGGGTCGCTGACCGTGACGCTCATGTATCCAGTGCCCGCGATGCCCAGGCCGGTGTGAATCAGCGCCAGGCCCGCGAGGCAGTTCGTCATGGCATTCGAATACGGCCCAGACGCCAGCACGGTCGAGACGCTCTGAAAGGCACCCGAGATGTAGTTGGCGTCACTGCCCACGTACGACAGGTCGACGAGCGCATTGACAATCGGCGTCGCCGTGGGAAAGTCGCCGATCGGATCGTACTGGCGGACGAAATCAACCACAGTGAACGGGGTATTGTCGGGCTTGCCCCCGTTGTAGCCAACACTGTTGAACACGCTGCGGTTGTAAGCGAACCCGCCGTATTTGCGGTTGGCGTTTCCGATCAGCAGGAACGACACATTGGACGGGCTCACGGTGGTGGTGGGCCCGTAGTTCGTCAGCCAGTAGTCGGCGATCTGGCAGCCCTCGGAGTACCCGAAGACCAGGATCTGCCCGGTGGTTCCGTGCAGCTTTGTGTCGAGCAGTCCCGCGCCGGTGACGATGTTCGCCGTCGTGGAGACGTTGTTGTTGTACGGCAGGGTGTAGACGGTGTCGGAGGTGGTGGCGACGGTGCCGTTCAGCAGCTGCGAATAGCCCGACGTGTGGTTGACGTACGGAGTGACATCCGTGCCGTAAGGGTTAAGCAGGACAACCGTCTTACTCACGAGGCTCCCCTGTTATGTTGTTAAACATTCCTTACTCACATGAGGCTCCTGTTGTTCAGGGACACCTCAAAATACGTTGATAGCCCATCGCTAGTACCGACAAACGCCGTGCCAGACGCCGTTGTCCAGTAGCCGGGCTGCAATGTATCGCCCGCGCCGCAATAAACTTGGAATGTGAAGGCGCACACGATATTTGCGTTTGCTGTCGTGCCGATCCATGAGACGTGGCCGCGCTTCGTGATTGTCGATCCCCCATTCGGTGTCTGAATGAGGTTCAGCCCAACGGCCTGGTTGTAGTACAAGGCAGATAGCAGCACCGAGATTGTCACCGTGTACCAGCCCGCATGTGCGATCGTCACGGTGTTCCCGCTGGACGCGCTATAGGTCAGGTCGGTGGAACTGGTAACGGTGGTGTTGAAAAAGCTGTTCGGGAAAGTGTTGTTGCCGCTGCTCGCGCTCACCCCGCTCGTACTGGTGTTGGCGGCGCGGAACCCAGAGCCCAGAACAGTGGACGGCAGCGGGATCAGGTTTGCCGCAGTCGCAGCCCATGCGAACGGGGACGCGGTACCGGTGAAGCTGACCGAACTGGCCCCGGCGGCGTCGCCCGCAACCAGATAGATGCTCGTAGCTCCGTTGGACATAGCTCCCGAATTGTATTGCGTTGTCTGGTTATAAGTGCCGATGCTGTTAGTGGAGGCAAACGCCTGAACAATATAATCGCCGGTGGCAGACGGGACGGTTATCGATGGCGTGCTGGACGTACCCGAGTTGGTGACAGTCGAACCCACCGACCCGACACCGATGTAAGAGTCCGACTCCCCACCGATAATTTTGATATAGGCGCCGAACGGCGCATACACCGCGAGCGAAACCTGTTTCGATGAGCCGGTAGTTGGATTCGGCAGCCCGAACAGAAAGTTATAGGTGGCGCCGTCTGTGGCTACTTGCTGGGCGAGTATCTGCATCGCCACGCCGTTATAGGTTGCGGCGACACCTATCGTAGACGTCGAGTAAATCGTAGTTCGCGCAACCAGATAGTTGGCAGTCAAACCGCAGTGGTGGTTCCACGTCAGGTCCTGCAAGCTGGTCGTCGTCGTATACGGGGTAGCGGAGGCGTTAGCGTCATGGGTGATCGAACCGGAGCCGGGGCTCGGCGGGATCGCCACATTGACATGCGGAATACCGCTGGGGCCCAGAACACTAGCGAGAGCCGCCGCCGGACTGCTTGTAGATGACGTCGGCGCACTCCCGCCCGACAGCGCATTTGTAATGAAGTTGATAATGTCGTTTTCGATCGTGGTGATGTTGCTGACGGTCGCGCTGCCAAACAACTGCGTTGCCAGGGACGTCATGTCAGCGCCCAGGCTCCCATTACCGAGAACATTGCTAACCTGCGCTGGCGCCACCTGCGCCGCTGGCTGCGGGGGAGATCCACTGCCAATTACCGAACCGGTATCGGTATAGCTGGTCGTGGCGGGAGACGAGACATGGATATTCTCGCCGCCGTGCGCCGTGCCCCGGTAGACCTTGTATCCGGTAGCACCAGGCAGCGCGGTCCAGGTCAGCGCGGCCGATGACGTCGAACCCGTGAGTGTTGCGGTCACCTCGTTGGACGCGCCCGTCTCTGCGCTGGAAACAATGCCCGTGACGACCCAGTAATAGGTTCCCGCAGCAAGACTGGTGCCGCCCGTGCTAGACCCGACCACAGACAAGCCCGTTGGGGGCGTAGGCACCGAAAGATTAGATGTGCCGATGCCTAGCAGGTTCATTAGGCCGGTCCATGAATCCTGCCAAGCCGTCGTTGACGTCAAACCGTTGACCGATGTGAACGGCGTGAAGACAGCGTTGATGTCCGCCTGCAGGTTGGCCGCGCCCGTACTGGATTGCACGTTCGTCGCCGACATCAACCCCGTGGTAGGGCTGATGCCCAGCAGTGTGTTGATCAGCTGCTGAATGGTGAAGAACTCCGCCGACGTTAGGCTCGTCGCGGTGGTGATGTAGGTGTTCCACTGCGATTCAAGATTGGCGATGAACGTCGACCAGCTGGTGTAGCCGGTGATGTCCGCCAGGGCGGACTGCAGGAAGGTGGCGAACGCTGTGTTGCCCGCGGTGAAATCCGATGACAGCGACGACAAATCCGATTGGATGGTGGCAATCAGGCCGCCCGACAACGTCGCCGACGCCCCGCCGAACCATACCTGGCCGGCCGTGGCGGTCGAATCCAGCGCCAAGCGGACCGCAACCGAATTCACAGACCCGTCATTGGGCACCGTGTACGTGCCGGACAGCGAACCGGCAACCGAACCCGACGGCGCACCCGTCCACGTCGTATTGGCACCAGACGGCGCCGCAGATGTCTGCACCTGCAGCACGCTCACTTGCGTGTTGTTCAGGTAGGTGACGACGTCCAGCTCGATCGGCGAACCCGTGCACACCAGCCCGGATGTCAACAGCTGCACCGACAGCGCCACCGCTTGGCCGCCCGACACCGGGATCGGATTGCCGCGCAACCCGAACGTCGAGCCATTCGCGGTGACCGTCGCCGAGCCCGGCGTGCCGACGCTGCCAGCCGTGTAATACACCGACGACGACCAGGACCAGCCGGCGTTGGGCTGCAGCGCGACAGCCGACTCAAAGTTCGGGTTCCATAACTGATTAACAGTCGCGGAGTTGACCGACGTCGAAGGAAGGTTGGACGCCACATTGGGCGGCAGCAGCCCCCACAGGTTGGATGCGTTGAGCGGCGAGCTCGGGGACAGCAGGGTTTGCAGGAACGAAACCAGCGCATCGGCCGTTTGCGCCGAGAGCCCCAGGGACTCGAGCAGTGTGACCCAGTTGTTGTACGCCGTCTGCGCGTTGGCGACCGTCGGTGTCAACCATTCCTGAATGGTCGAGGACAGGGCGTCGATGCTCTCGTTGGCGATGGTGATGTCTGTCTGCGATGCGCCTAGCGTCGTCAGCAGGGAATCGACCAGCGCCTTGGTCATCGCCAAAGGCAGCTGCTGCGCCCAGGTTTGGAGCTGGCCGCCCGTGAACAGCATCTGCTGCGATCCGATGTCCTTCGGCTGGACGTGGATCGACGGGTTGGGCGTGATCGGGAACGTCATATTAGGACGGCGGCACCGGGTTTATCGTCATCTGAAACGACGTCGTAGACGCCGTGGTGGCCCAGTTGTCGGTGGTGTTGGCGACCTGCGTCGCGCTGAAAACGATTGTGGCGGCGCTATTGGCGGCCACCTGGCCGTAGGTGCCGCTCGAGCCGGCCGGGATGGACGCCTGCAGCGCAACAGTCTGGTTAGCTAGCCCGACAACCCCGTAGCCCACGCCGACCTGGTTCCCGGACACCGAGCCGATATTCGCCGACACCTCGATCTGCGTGTTGATCGTCCCGGTCACCACGGTCTGCCCGATCGGAACCGGGTAGTAGGCGAACGGCAATGCGGGCACCGAGATCTGGCACAGCGTGCGTGGTGTGCCCTGCGCGGTGAACCCGGACGTGGAGTTGATGGTCGATGGCCAATACGTGGCGCCCAAATACAGGGGCTGGTATTCGAACTGGTCGAGCAGCGCATTCCACACCAGCGTGGTGTTGTTGGTTGCGGTGCCGGATAGATCGGTGGAGGATGCGATCGCGTAGGAGCCGGCGTTGCCCGGTGGGCCCGCGTTCAGCCACAGATTCAAGTCATAGACCGCGGCGACTCCGGGGCCGCCGGGGTAGATGAGCGTCCAGCTTGCGGCCGGGTTCGGGGGATTCGTCCCGTACGGAACCTGCGTGAAGTTCACATTCCGCAGCGTCGGCGGCAACCCCGGCTGCCCTTCCAGAATGCCCGGCAGTGACCCAACTCCACCCGCTGGGGTGATCGTGATCGTCGCGGCACCAGTGGTTTGGTCAAACGCATTGTTGAGGGTGATGGTGGCGTTGTCGATGGTGATGGAGTTGCCGTCAACAGTGATTCCCACGGTGCTCCTAGTTGTAGCTCAGCGTCACGATTTGGAACGCTTTTTCGAAGTTGACCATCTTGCGGTACAGCTTGGCGACGGGGTTTTCCACGAACTGACCGTCGCCGACGGTGACTTCGAGTCTGCCCAAACGTGTTGTGCGGTCATCGGTGTAGACGATGGAGTCCACCCAGTCGGTATACAATTTGCCCCTGCAGGCGAAGGACGCGAGTTGTCCGACGAATAGGTCGACGCCGATCTCATACGGGTAGCCGTTGAGGAAAGTCCACTGATACGTATACAAACCCCTGGTGTCCCACATGGCGCCCTCAAGTGCGAACCACTCGTCCAGCGTGTACGCGCTGCTGCCGGTCTGAACGAAGAACTCAGGGAACCCATACGGCCCCATCTGTAAACGGCGCGTACCGTTTTCGATCTGCTGGAACGCTAAAATCACGTCGTCAATAATGCCGTCGAACAGGTCGTCGGGGATACCTGAGATCCCGATGATCGTGGTGATCGCATCAATTGCCCAGGAACTGGCGATGTTCAAGAGGTCGTCAAGCCACTGAGGTGATTTTCCCCCGCCAATCACTGTGAACGCCAAGGGATGTCGGCCCTTCAGCGAGTATTCAATTAGCCCCGAGCGTGGGTCGTCGGTCATCAAAACCCACGGCTGAACAAAGTTCACACCCAGAACGGGGGCGATGTTGATGCCCTGGGGCGCGTACTCATTGCCCGGATTAAGAAACGGCGAGAGAGACTGCCCGGTAGTGGAGTCGATCAGGTCAACGGTGTCCTGCAGGATTCCGTCCAGGAACGTGCCAGAAGGACCCGTGACACCTAGGTTATTGGTCACCGAGACGAGAATCGTCGGGTTGGTGAGCGTGGCCGACAACCCCGTGGGCTGGGGGTCCCCCGGCATCCATAGCCCGACCGCGACGTTGGTGCCGGTGTCTTTGCACACCTGCTCAATCAGGGTGTCACACTGATCCATCCGCCCACTGAACGACACCCACGGGCTGGTGTCCGTGACCGGGTCAACGGGGATGACAACCATCGGAGTGAGCAGCATGTCAGTCGGATTGCCGTTGGACTCCAGCAGCGTCCCGAACCACGACGTCCAATCCAGATCCAACGACCCGAGATTGTTGGACAGCTCCCAAATCCCCGACTGCAACCTGAACGCCTGCTCGGCAATCAAAGTGGCGACGCATGTAACGGCCGGCCCGAGGTACAGGGATTCGGCCGGGAACTGGATCTGGATAGGCAACAGATAATTCGGCCAGCACAGGATTTTGGATAGCCAAGCGTAATCTGAAATGCATGTCACCACGACGGTGTTCACCGGCCGCGGTGAATTCCCTACCTTCGACAGCTTGTCCTCGGCGGTGAAGACTCGGCCTGACCAGCGGACGTTGCCTGTCTCAATCGTGATGGGCACGGTCGTGTTAGGGCAATTCAGGACCGTTTCCGCCAGCGGATCGATACCCTTGAGGACGATCTCGCATGCCCCCGTGCGGTTGCGGGCGAACTGGAATGTCAGCGACAGATAATCATTAATCTCCCCCACCGGCACATACGTTTTCGAATAAACCGTGATCGTGACATCGTCGGGAGGGTTCTGCATCACATCGCCGACAACCGACGCCGCCGCCATCTGCACCTCAGGAACACCCGACTCCAGCAACTGCAAAAGCGTTTTACCCGAAGCGAACTGCCCGTCCGAGTAGGAGACCGGAGGCTGGAATGGCAACAGAACCTGATTGGGTGGATACGGTGGATTAAGCGGCAGCGGGCTGGCCGGCTGAATAGGTGCGTACGGGATCGTCACCAGGGCCACGTCCTGTACGGGGTGGAGGCGGCAACAATGCTCGAGCCCGAATTACCGTTGGTGATGCTGACGGGAATGTACGTCGTGACAGGCATATAGCCGTCCTGTTTCGGCGGCAACTGTGACAGCGACGTGAACCGGCCGTTCAGTAGCGAATACATCGGCCCGTTCGGCGGGAGGATCCCGAACGCCGACTCCAGCGCCTGTAGCTCCGGCGGGACCGGGTAGTTGCCGACCGCGGCGTTAACCATGTCTTGGATGAATGTCTGGAACTGGGTCAGGGATTGGGCTGGCTGCGTGGGCGATAGATCCACCACGCTGCGCAGCCGGGGCTGGGTGTAGATGGCGGCGATCTGCCCGGCCTCGAGCGGACCGAACGTGACCGGCGAACCCGAATTCGAGATCGTGCCCTGCGCCGTGGGGACGGCGCCGTTGCCGAGAGTGAACGTCACACCGCCCGTGTTGCCGGCGATGCACAGAAACCTCGGCCACGCCGGACGTGTCCCGAAGTTCGTCAGCGGACACCAGCCGTTAACGGTCCCATCGGAAAGTGTCACGCCGGGCGCCGGAAACACGCTGGTGGAGTCGATGCCTTGCCAGAAAGCGTTGTCGCCGCGGCATTCCCACTTGAACGCAAACCGGCGGTGCAAGGTGGGGTCTTGCTGCAGGGCGTCGGGGATGGGCTTAGATTGTCGGACGGGCATCCACCACTGCCCCAGCTGCTGGGTGAACACCGACAGCGTCAACACGTTCGGCGGGTTCCATGACGAGATCCACATGCGCACCGCGCGCCTGAACGACGCGTACGTGGTGCCGGACGCCTCGAGGGTCATCTTGATGATTGCCGGGTCAAAGACGGTGTCCAGGTTGGTGATACCGTCCTGGCGTGCGCCTTGCTCGTCGAGCAGGGAGAACGGGGCCTGCATGCCCTCCATGTCGATCAGGCCGAACCCGTCCTGGCACGACAGTGACGGGGACTGACCGCCCTGCAGGTGGTAGATCGTGCCGACGGTGTCCACGACGTCAATGTCGGGGACGATCCCGGCCTGCATGCGGGCTGCACCCAGTGGCGTGATCGCCTGACCCGGAAAGGAAATGGGGGCAGTCATTATGCAACCGCGCCGATCCCGGTAGCCATCGACGCCGTCAGGTTCGCCGCGCTAGTGGGGCCGTTCTGCGGCGCACCCTGCGGCGGGTTGGTGACGTTGACGTGCATCGGGTCGTCTTTTGTGCCGGCCGGCCCATCCGGTGCCTGACCGTTGCCGGGGTCTTCGCCGGGCTTCGTCGGGTCCTTCTGCTGCGGCTGCTTGGGTGGCTGCACGGCACCGGCCATGTTGGGGATGTTCTTCTGCTGCCCGAGGGCGCCCCCGATCAGTTTCCCGATCCAGCCGCCCATCGGATTGACTGTGGGCGCGCCCATCTGGCCGCCCTGCAGGCCCAGCGTTTCAAACGGCGCAGTTGCCAGCGCCGCTGCCATCTGGCTGCTCTTTTGGATGGCGAGGTTGGTTTCCTGCTCGGCGATCTGCGCGGCGATCGCGCCGCCACCGAAACCGGCGATGCCCGCTGCGGCCACACCAGCCTGCTCGGCGGCGCCGATGATGCCGCCACCGGAGATGCCTGCACCCGATCCGGATCCCAGCTGCTGCTGCTGCTTTGGGCCACCGCTCTGGTTGCCCTGGGTGGGCGGCACGGCCAGTGACGGGTTCTGCGGGTCCAGCGGGCCACCGCCGCCGTCGAAATGCGCGCCGCTGTTGATTGCCTGCAGGAGTCCCATGTTGGCTTGGGTGGATTGGGGATTAATGATGAACTCCCCGCCCTCGAGCCCGAGCGGCGAGCCCCCGAGTGAAGTCAGGATGTTGTCATGGCCGGGCGAATCTCCGGGTAACACACCGCCTCCGGCGTAGCCCCGGCCAGCGTTGCCCAGAAAGCCGCCCCCGCCGCTGGACTTCGCAGGGGGCGCTACAGCTCCCGTAGTTCCTGCGGCGCCAGAACCACCGGCCGGTGACGAGCGCACCGTTCCGGCCGACATGCTCGCCGGGATCGAGATGCTGCCGCCGAGAGTGACCGATCCCGCCGAGATGACAGCGTCACGGGCCTGCACCTCAACCTCGTTCGCCGTGGTGCTGGTCGATGACGACTGCGGCCCATACTTCGCGTAGAAGTCAGGGGTTGCGCCAGTGCCACCGAGCACGCCGGACTCCGGAGCCTGCGCCTGTTTGCCCCTTCGGCCGGAAGGGTCGAAGCCGAACAAGCCGCCCAATTCGTCGAGCGTGCTACCGGGAGCGACCCACGAATTCTTGTCCCCTGCTCGCCAGTCGCCGAACACTGCTCGGCCGAGCGCATTGCCTTGGACGGCTTCGCTTTTGCCGACCGCCTCGACGCCCCCCACCGTGGCCGCCGTTCCGGCTATCGGTAACGCCG